CTGCTGGCCCAATACGAGCAAGAGCCGCCCGGCTTCGGTGGCATGTCACCAGGGCAGCGACTCGTCCACCAGTCACAGCACCCGCGCCGCCTCCTGATAGCAGGTAATCAGGTAGGCAAGACCAGAGCCCTCGCCGCCGAGACGTGGTGGATGGCACTGGGCACGCACCCATATCGGCCATCACCTGGGGAGCATTCCATAGGCTGGATCATGTGCGCTGACCTCAAGGGTGGCTGGGTCAACTTCTCGGCCAAGCTCCGCGAGATAGAACCGCCCGGCGTGCTGCATCCCTCAGTCACCTACGACAGCTCCAGAGGCTACACGCATCGCTCCGTCAAGATGCTGAGGCTGACCAACGGCTCGCTCATTGTGGGCAAGTCAGGCACGCAGGAGGTGATGGCCTTGACAGGTGCGACCATCGACTATCTCATGATTGACGAGCTACCCAAGCAGGCGCACTTCGCTGAAGCCCTAACCCGCGTGGCTGTGAACAATGGCCCAGTCGTGATGAGCTTCACGCCCATAGGCCGCCCATGCGACTGGCTCAGGCACCACGTGGAGGGCAGCCCCGACACAGGCAAGCCACCGGTTGAGGAGTGGGACATCCAGCGGATCTCACTCAGTGCGGAGAATTGCCCGCACCGGAGCCAGGAAAGCATCGACCGTCAGATAGCTGGCTATGGACCCTGGGAATACGCACAGCGCGTGGAGGGCGCCTGGGAGGGTGTGAGCGTTGACAGGTGGATAGCCTTCTCCGAAGACAACACCTTCACCGATCCGCCTGAGAAGGTCGAGGCCATAGGGCTGGGCTGGGACCATGGAGAGCGCCCAGGTAACAGCGTGTGCTACCTCGTGGCCTGGGATGGGGCGCGGCTGTGGGTGCTGGATGAGTACGTGAGCCAGGAGCGCAACACGCCAGCCATCGAGGCGCGTGAGATTATGGACATGATGAAGGGCTGGGGAGTCTCGCCCAAGATGGTCGATAAGGCAGTAGGTGACAGCAACAGCGCTGGCCGGTTGGGTCTGGGCTTGCGCGTCAATGAGCTGCTCGAGCGTGCGTTCGCCCACATGGTGGGGTCAGCCCGGCCACCGTTTGAGATAGCTACCCCGTACAAGGGGCGCGGCTCAGTGCGTACCCGTGCCCGGATGCTCTCGGCTGCCTGTGTCGATGGCCGGTTTCTGGTCCACGCTGAGCGCTGCCCCAACCTCGTCAAGAGCTTGAGGCATTGGCGCGGTGAGAATAACGATCTCAAACACTGCTACGATGCGGTATCGTACATCTCAGAGTGTTGGTTGCAGGAGGGTATCGAGACTCCTGGCCGGATGATCATAGGTTGACCGATACCTCCCACATCCTTATTCTCAACTGGGGTGATCCATGTCTGAAGAATCCGCGCCCAAGAAGCGAACCCGAAAGAAGCCAGCCGATAAGGGCGAGATGGACAAAGCCGAACGCGGCGATGTGCTCGTGCTGATTGGCAAAGTCAAGAAGGCACCCGCCAAAGATGGTGTCCACGTCTGGCATCTCCAAGGCGAAGAGAAGACCGAGGGCGGCGACCGCTATGCAGTGGCCCATATCTCCACGTCTGCGATGTATGACCTGGGTTGGATTAGGCGCAAGTGATCGACCTATACGCGACGATAGCGAAGCATGCCGTTCATCGGATCTGCTTTGAGTGCGACCACCGTTATACAGGTTTTCTTGATTGCCCCGAGTGCGGGCAACCAGCCGGTGAGCCCATCGAGCAGGAGTCCGACTGATGCTCTACATCCCAAGCTCCATCCAGCCCCAAGACGCAAGCGACCGCGCCCGTTGGCGGGAGCAGAGCCTGCGATATCGGCTCCTCACAGGCAAGCAACTGTCAGATGTGCGTGATGAGATTGAGGGGATGTTCAGCCAGGAGATTGCGGCAGACATCACCATCCACCCGGACCTCTCCCGCAACGCTCTCAGGCTCATCTATCAGCAGCTCAACGTGGCATACCTGGAACCGCCCGACGTTCACGCTGAAGGCGAGGAAGACCTGAGCCCTATTGTGACCCCACTGCTATGGGCACAGCAGCAACAGACCGCGCTGTATACCCTCGCAATCCAAGAATCCCTGGTACGGCTGGACTGGAAGCACTGGATGGACGCCACCGAGTGCAGCTACCGCCCCATCTCGCCAGACGTGGTGGTGATTCTGCCGATGCCCAACGAGCCCAACATACCGGGCAGGGTGGAGGAGGTCAGGTATCGAGACGGGACGTGGACCTGGGAGGTCTGGGATGTGCGCGATCCGGCGGCGCCCGTCTTCCAGATTCTGGAGGTGGACAGCAAGGGTGTGTCTCATGACGCCACCGCCAAGTGGGCGCCTGAGTTCGTCGGCAACTACCCGTATCGCTCACGGGATGGAGCGCCCATCCTGCCCTACATCCTGTACCACGCACGAGTCACGCCAAACATGTGGAACTGGCACGAGGGTGTAGAGATAAGCCGGGGTGCCTTGCGCCTTGCAGCACTGTGGTCGCAGTGGTCTGATGCGTTCGTGTCGGCCTCGCACCCTCAGCGCTGGGCCTTAGACGTGGAGTCACAGGCAGGCGTGACCCGGCAGATAGGCGGCGTGCAGGTGGACGTGGTGCCGACTGACCGTAAGAGCATTCTCAAGTTCGGCAGCAAAGGCCCGACCGGCGGCAGCCTTGGCCAGTTCAATCCAGCGATGGACCCACTGCGGGCGGCTGAAGCTCTCCGTATGTATGAGCACGGGCTGGCGGTGTACTCGGGGCTGAACCCGTCAGACCTCCAGGTAACAGGCGCTCAGTCCGGCTATGCCATCGTGGTAAGCCGGGCAGGCCAGCGCAGGGCACAGAAGCTGCTGGAGCCCTCCCTGCGAGTAGCTGACCAAGATCTACTGGCAACCGCTGCCAAGCTCGCCAACGCATACGGTGGGCACAACCTGCCAGAAGACCCGCGTGAGTATCGGATCGCCTATCGCTCCCTGGAGCCCATGGCCTCAGAGCGTAAAGAGATGACCGAGGCCATCAAGGCAGAACTTGAGATGGGACTCATCAGCAGGCTCGATGCCATCCGCATGCTCAACCCGGCTATCGAGTCGGACGAGGATGCGCTTGAGCGTCTGCTGCGGGCGGATGCCATCCAGGCGCAACTGATGGCCACAGAGGACACCATGACCCAAACACCAGACATCGAGGCCTAACCATGGACGACCAACAGCAGGCACCAGCCACCCCGCACACCACCAACGGAGCAAGCGCACCCATGGGCAACACCAAGATGGAGGCGCAAGTCCCCAGCCACCGACTGACCGAGGAGCGTGCCCGGCGTGATGATGCGCTCTCTCAGGCAGCAGCAGCCCAGAAGGCCATGGAGAAGATGAAGGGACAACTTGAGGCCGTGACCTCTGAGCTATCCAACCTCCAGAGCACGCACACCCAAGAGCTGCACTTGGTAGAGATGGGCTTCAAGGCTCCATCAATCCGGCGCTTCTTGCGGCGCGAGTACGCCAGCGCGGCCAGCGAGGCAGGCGAGAACGCTGCTAACTTTGCGGAGTGGCTGGAGTCTAACCGCGAGGATCCCCTTTACTCGCCCCACTTTGACCGTCTAAGCCAGGGTGCGCCCGTCGAGACCCCTATCGCGCCTGAGCAGACCCAAGACCCAACAGAAGCCCTCCTGGCGGCTGTGCGTGAAACGCTCAACGGCAACCCTGAGCGAGGCACGGGTACGCCTCCTGTTCATCACTCCAAGGAATACGGGGCCGAGGAGATTCGCAAGGTGCGAGCCAAGAACGGCGGTTCCCTGGGCGACCAGAAAGACAACATCATGGCCGCGCTCAGAGCACAGGGCGTTATCAAGTAGTCTTGACAGCGCGTGACCCAACGCGGTACAGATAGAACATCTGCCACGGGACCGGCCCCGATAGAGTCGTAGGTGGATCTCAATCAACGATACGTGATCCGCCTGCCTTGCGTGCAGGCAAGGAGTCAAAATGGCTAATGAAATTGTC